GTAGTAGAGTTTCACTAGAAACTATGGTAATCTTGGATCATATTCTTGATTACAAAAAGAAGTGGGATAAAAAACTCACTGACCCGGTGTGGGAATCCGTAAGCATGAAAATGAAGAAGTATTCTCCATTCCTAAATATCGACATACCCCGTTACAAAAAAATTTTAAAAGAGGTTATTATTCATGGCACTTAATAATTCTGAAGTATTAGAAAATCTGAAAAAGCAGAGAGTTGAGATGGAAACGCAACTTGAAAATCTTCGTGTCACTTACTTGAAAGTTCTTGGCGCGATTGATGCACTTTCTCAAATTGAGGAGTCAAATGTTGTCGTTGAAGAAGAGACCGAAGTTGAAGAGGAAACCTCTGAAGAATGAGTTTCTTCGATTCTGATGTAGTCCGTGCAGAAATGACACAGATCCAAGAACTTCAAGAAGAAGTTTATGGTAATGTGTTCAAGTTTCCCTCAATGGACAATAAAGAAAAAAAATTTCATGTAGCACTACTTGAAAAATTAATTGACAAACAACGCATTCTTTTTACAAGATTGAGTTTGTCCGATGATCCTGAAGCAAAGCAGATGAAAGAAAATATCATTGAATCTGCTAAACTAATGGGTCTCCCTGATGGGACTGATATGAATGTTGTGTTTAATAACATGACTAAAATGCTTGAAGTGATGAAGACCCAGATTGACAAATCTGATTCTGACCTATAGAATATAAGGGTACACACAAGCCAAATCCGTACAAATCCGAGGTAATCCTATGTCTTTCGCAGACCTTAAAAAGCAATCTTCTCTTGGTTCGCTAACTTCTAAATTGGTAAAAGAAGTTGAGAAGATGAACAATACCAGCAGCGGTGGAGATGACCGTCTCTGGAAACCTGAAATGGACAAGACCGGCAACGGTTATGCAGTCATCCGTTTCCTGCCCGCACCTGAAGCAGAAGAACTGCCCTGGGCAAAAATGTATTCCCATGCCTTCCAAGGTCCTGGTGGTTGGTATATTGAAAACTCCTTGACTACATTGGGACACAAAGACCCTGTATCAGAGCACAATCGTGAACTGTGGAACAGTGGTCTTGACTCTGACAAGGAAACTGTTCGTAAGCAGAAGCGTAAACTGTCTTATTATGCCAACATTTATGTTGTGCAGGACAAAGCAAACCCACAAAACGAAGGTAAGGTTTTCCTGTATAAGTTTGGTAAGAAGATCTTTGACAAGGTTATGGAAGCAATGCAACCTGAGTTTGAAGATGAAACTCCTATCAATCCCTTTGATTTCTGGGGTGGTGCTAACTTTAAACTGAAACTGAAGAAGGTCCAGGGTTACTGGAACTATGATTCATCTGAGTTTGATAAGGTTGCACCACTTCTAGAAGACGATGATGCTCTTGAAGCCTTATGGAAGAAAGAGTATTCACTGAGTGCTCTTACTGCTGCTGATCAGTTCAAAGACTATGATCAACTGCAGAACCGTCTTAAGATGGTATTGGGACAGAAGTCTGCACCTCGTCGTCATGATGAGGAACTGGAAAGTGAGAGCGAAGGTCGTGGATCTTTCACTCCAAACTTTGAATCAAGCAGACCTCCTGCTGCTGATTTCAATGCACCAGACATTACTCCCACTAAGTCTGCTGACTCAGATGAGGATGATGCTTTATCTTACTTCCAGAAACTTGCTGAAGAGTAATTACTGATATAATCTAATATTTTCAGCACGTTTGAGGGTTTCACTTACATATTGAGTGGAACCCTCTTCGTATGTCATAAGATCTTCTAGATCATCACGAACTACCTGGATATATTTTGGTTTTAATAGATAGATATTTCTTTTTCCTTCATTTATTTTTTGCTCATATTCATAGTTTGTTACAGGTATTGTTGGAGTAATTGTTTTTAGTTCGTTTGCTCTTTCATCAAAAAAGGTCACAGAGTATGTTGATTCTACTTGAAGTCCTGCCTTTACAATCACAACACTACTAGCATCTTTCACTTCAATTGTTTCATAATGGTGAATACCACCTATCAAATTTTCATAACTTTCATACTTATCAGTCATTAGTTCGTCAAATACGCTATTAGATATTGGCCATTCATTTTGAATGTTAATAACATTATTTGCCATTAAAACTAACCAATCAAGAGTTGAATCTTGATAGATTTCAAACGCTACATTGTCGGGACGGTCATCGCCCCTAATCTGATATTTCGTGAAGAAAGTAAGATCCTGAAAGATATCCTCTCTTAAGAATCCTCTTCTAAAGAGATTTTTTACAGTGATATAATCAGAAATCTTAGCGTCAGGAAGTCTACTGACATATTCAAAATCTGGAACTTCTGAAAAGTAATTTGACATTCTAGAATCCTACATCTCCATCACCAGGACCGTATTCATCATTAAAGACTGGTTCAAGTTCTTTAAAAGATAATGATAATTCCACTGCCACTGGTGCTCCATTTTTAAATGTTGCATAATTATTGTTTGGTGTATAGTTTACACCCACACTTAACAAGGCACATTCTTTTATCTTATTCAAATATTTATTTTGGGCACCATCCTCACTTCTATGTAGGTATTCAATTTGGAAAGTGTGAGGTGCTTTAACTAGATATTGTGCTGATGTTCTTTGAGGAGATCCACCTTGTTTGAAGAACCTTAAAATTCTCATGATTTCATCACTCTCACCCTCATTTCTTGCTCCCATCTGGAAAGAAAAGTTGAATGGTCTAAGAGATGGTCCTTTAAAAAGAAGTTCAAGGTTAGGATTGACCACAGCACCTTGAGTTCTTGCTAGCACTTCGTCAGCAGAGATACCAACAGCAGCACCAGAGATTACACCCTTCAGCACATCTTTAGCCTGTCCTGCAGAGTTGCTCAACCCCTTAAGCATATCCGAAGCATTTTGTCCTGCAGCACCAAAACCTTGTGATAAAGCCTTACCGGCGATTTCTAGTCCTGCAAGTTGAAGTGGATTTATTCTACCATCGCCCCAATCAGCAACATTCTGGTCAGTGATTGTACCTGGGATTGGGAGAACCACAGTGCCAATTGCATTTCTATTTTCCCCTCTACCTCCAAGTGCTGATGCTGTTCCTTTTTTTGTAACTTTTCTAGGTGAAAATTCAAGCATACTAAACTTGATCACATCCATATTGGTACTTCCAATTGTCAAAGGATATTTGAGATTTCCAAATTTATTTCTAGTATCTTTTTTAGCACTATTGTCGGGTTTTCCCCCACCCTGATTTTTGGGTAGGTCCTCTATTGGAACCGTCTCTGTGTTAAGAGGTTGCCCCTCTAATCCACTTGGTTCATCTGCAGGTGATGCATGATTTTGTTTTGCTTGCAGAATTGTATCTACATCTTCTGGCAACACGTCCTGTCTTTTTCCCAACTCCGCCTGTATACCATTCGTAGTTGTTTTGTTTATGGTTGAACTTGAATTTGCTAAATCTTTTTGTAATTCAGCATCAGCCACTCCCGCCATTAACGGATACTCTGGATCTGAGTAAGACCATGTATTATCTTTTTTTATCGCTGCTGGTTGAAAAGTTCCATTCTTCTCAACGTATAATACTGTCTGTGAATGTGTAATTTTGCCAGAATCGGATCTTCCAGTTACTTGAGTAACTGCTTTGGTTCTAGTAGCTGCTGCACCGACAGTGTTGATAGCATCCTTCGATACAATATCGCCAGCAACATATTGTGCTTGTCCATTTTTTACTTGCTCTCTTGTGCCAGCCTTAAACTCAGCCATTAGATATGGTTTTTATTTATTTAGCACAAATTTTCCATATGTTAGGGACAGTAAGTCATCAAGTTCATCTTGTCGAACAATATAAACCTGTGTTCCTAATTCTTGCCATGTATAATTCCTATAGTCTTGATGGTGAAAATTTATTCCACGAAATCCCCATTCAAATAAATCAGTAACTGCTACCAGAGGATGTTGATCGTATTCAATATTAGGAGTCTTCGCAAAATATTTAAAAGTGCAGATGTTTCCTTCTTCAGGAATTGGTGTTACAGTATCATTCAATGCATACATTATCAATGTCATTCTATCATCAACACTAGACTCAGATTGAATGTCTTGCCTGACTGGTTCGATACGATTCATTTGATACCTAGTTCGTCTTCTGTTATAATCTTGAATTCAATTCTTCTATCTTCACAGAATTCAGTTGCTGCTTTCCACTTTGCTTGATTGACAGCATATGTTTTACATTCATAGATGTATGATTTTGTTACCCTTGATTTTTTCTTGGGTTCCATGGTTTGTCTTTTTGGTTTCACTTCAATCACATAGGTTTTGATTTGACCTGCGTTTTCTTTTACCTTTATTATGAAGTCGGGAAAATATCGATGCACTCTTCTATCAACAGGAGATAAGTAAGGAATCCAAAACTCCTCACTTCCCCACTCAATTATATTCTCATTCAGGTCACACCACTTACAAAACTTGCGTTCCCAAC